CTTTTCCTGTTTCTCTTCCGTTGTGGACATGACAGATCACCTTAGCTGACGGTGTATTTCTGCGGACGAAGCATCGCACCAAAGCCACGAGCCGCCTGTTCGCCTTTTGGCGCAGGGGGGATCGCAACGCTCTCGGCGCGGACCCTCGGAACAATACCCTGACGAACGATGTCCTGATTCATCTCGATGGAAACGTCCTGCTGCTTCGCACGGGGGGAAGCTGCCTGACCATACTTGGCGGTGCTGATTGCGCGGGTGAGGTTTGCCACTGGTGTTCTCCTTAGCCGAAGAGTTGTTTGTATTGCGACAGATAGTTTCGGTAGCTGTTCGGGTTCATTGCAGCCTGCTGGATCGCGGGCAAGTTCAGATCATACGCAAGCTGTCGCGAGGGCGTACCAAAGTCAACCGTGCGACCGCTTTCAACGACAGGAGACCGATAGTCACGATTGATTCCGCCGATGCCCTGAAACCCAAAGTTAGAAGCAGAGACCGTTCCAAGGGATCCACCGCCCGTGGGAGCCGCTGCGGCCCTCGATCCGCCGCCACCTCCGCCACCAACAGAAACACTTGGTCCACCGCCACCACCTCCGCCGCCAAAGCTGGGGGTTCCGCCTCCAGAAGAAGCGTACCCACCAGAGGAAGAAAGCGGCATGGCCGAAGCTGTGGGGATCGGGCTCCTCGTGACTGGCGGGAGATCAGGGTTACGGCTCAAACCCGGAGGCGGTTCGGAACCAACCGTTCCGGGAGGAAGGCGATAGTTTTCGTCAATGACATCCTGCGCAGCCGGAGCCGTTTCCTCCCCCTGTCCTGTCAGAACCTCATTGCTGGGGGATCCGGGAGGAGAAGAATACTGAAGGTTGGGATACTGGATAGGACCAGTAGCCGGTTCAGATATGATTGGCGTACCCCCAGCCGTCTGCGGAAGTTTGCCAATCTCAGCCGGGGCCTCAACAGGAGGGACATACTCGGTGGCAGTCGCGCTCTTGGGGTAGTTCGCAAAGCCGCCCGTCAGGTTGCTGCCAAGCATGGAGCCGGGGGTCTCTATCCCAAGGACCTTTGCCGCAAGAGACGCGGGGCCATAGAACGGGATCAACGAACTAAGGCCGAAGTCAACCGCAGCGCCCGGCGCAGCCTTGATCGCACGGTCCATCAACGACGGACTAGTAACAGCATTTGCATCTGGGGTTTCGCCCGTCTGCGTGGGGATGTTTGCCGGAGGAGTGGGCTGCTCGGCATATGACATTATGCCCCGTGGAAGATTGTACGCAGAGTTTCCAACGCCCGTAATCATCGGGGGAAGAGCAGGAGGCGCACCATAGGCCGCAAACTCCTCCGCCGTCGGACGGCCCGGAGGCAACGGGGCGCTGTACTCGCTCCCCGGATTGTACATAGCAAGTTGCTCGTCAGTAGGGCGAGCCGTTGGCATTGGAGGAATGGGAGGGGTCAGCCCCGCATTACCCCACTTGTCACTCCAGTCCTTATCACCGTTATACCCATACCAAGTTTTCCCAACATTCATGTTGGGGTGTTGAGCTAGGTATTCGGCAACCCACCTTGTTTGAGCAGGGATAGTTGCCGGGTCGGCTAGGTCCAACCCTGTTTCCTTCTCGAAGGTAGCGCCTAGACCGCCCTTTCGATTTAATTGAAAAGGACCGTAAGACTCTTCTCTGCTGGTTATGTTGGTATCGTAGGTGTCCTTATGACCAGATTCCCCCGCCACGATACCATACATCTTACGGGGATCTGTTCCCGCTGCATCAGCGGACTCGTCAATTAATCCCTTCAAGCTTCCGGGCGCATTCTCCTTTGCGGCCTCCATTGCAAGTCGAGCAGCAAATGCCCTCTTTGTTTCAGGAGACATGGCTTCTAATCGAGCAGCAGCCTCGTTGGCATTTTCAGAAGGAAGATCAGCTAAATTACTTTCAACAGTAGGCGTGACTTCGGGGGAAAGACCCTCCGTAGTCAGGTTCCCCTGCGCATCCACAAAATCACCGGCCAATGGTGCGGTGTTAATGCCGTCCGTCGTGGTCCCCGTCGCAACGTCCGGGTTCCCCTGCTCGTCTATCAAGAAGTTTGGATTGACGTTCGAGTAAATCTCGTTGGCAAACTCAGGAGCAAACTGCGAACGGTAGAAGGCGTCCGGGCTCAAGTTGCCAAGAATGTCATAACGATAGCTTGCCGTCGGATCGTTGTACTGAATTTGCGGCTGTTCATAGGTGGGCTGTTCCACCGGAGTGACGGGAGTAGTCGTATAATCTGGCTGCGTAGGCGTAGTGACCGGAGTTTGGATCGGGGCAACATTGCCGTAGTTGTACCCCGGATCGTAGTAATCCGTGACCGTCGTCGGAGGAGCAACAGGGTTCAGGTACGAGTAATCAATCGGTGTGTTTACCGTGGGAGAATAGTTGTTAATACCGTTAGATAGGTTGTTAATGTTGTTGTTGTAGATGTCGTTAATGGTGGCATACGAGGACTGATTAGCATTGTTAAGGATTGCATTGCTTCCGTAATCAATTGGAAGATACCCGCCATAGTTCTGGGAGTAGTAGTCATTGGACGGTGGGGTGTAGAGATCGGGTAGCGAATAGCTATACGAAGGCGCGCTGTAATCCATGCTGATGGGAGAACTATAGTAGTCGTCCTCAAACTCAAGCAAGCCGGTGACAGGGTTCGTGGACCCTCGACCACCGCGCTCCTTCAGAAGAGTGGCCTCCTCTGGCGTGATATGCGCCAGCACGGTATCCCGACCACGGCCCGCTGCGCGGACCTTATCCGAAAGACTCAGAAGACCAGACCTATGGTTCATTGCTGACCCTTCCTTACGGCAGCAGCCCTATTCGCAAGATTGGCGCGTTCGATGGATACATTAGCACGAAGCTGCGCGATGTCCTCATTAGATTGACGGCGCTCGGCGTCCGTCATCTCCTTCACCTGAAGACGGCGCTCCTCAAGATCAAGCTTATGCGCAGCCTCGTCCATCTTCAACTCAAGCGCCTTCTCCTTGATATCCAAGTCCCTATTCTGGACCTGAAGGAGAGGATTGGTCGCAGCATCCGGGGGCGGCGGGGCAATCGCGGCCATAATCTGATTGACCATCGCAGCCTCAAGCTTCGCAGCATTCGACTGGATCATCTCAGGCGGAGGCGGGTTGGGCTGCATCATCTGCCCACTACGGGGATCCATCTGAGGCTTTGTCAGCTCCTTCAAGGCGATCTCGACCTGTTTCATCGCAGCAAAGGACACATGCTCAAACACATGCGCCAACAGAATCCCGTACACCTGAGGAGAGTTCTGAATGAGAGGCGTCTTGATGAACGCCACATGCGCATCAATGTGCGCCAGATGATCCTGCTCCGGAAACGCCTTCAACGGAATTGCCCCGTTCGGAACCGTCATGGCCCGAGCATTCTCAATCGCCGGTCCCTCAGGCTGGGGCTTGGGCGGTGGTGGGAGGATCAAGTTAATGTCCCTCACACCCAATGCCGAGTACATTCGATGATACGCCTCATACGTATTATGCAACTGCGGCGCAGCCTTTGACAGCTCAAGCTGTTGCTGCGCCAAGGCAATCCGCTGCGTCATCGAGAAGATGTTGGGGTCGCTGACAGGAATGACATCAATCTTCTGATCGAAGTCCTGTTGCATGATGTTTGGCTGCGCATTCTCAACCGTGTACGGGTATTCCTGAGGCATATACTCCGCAAACACCTGAGCCAGCAGTTTTAATTCCTGCTTCTGCGCATAATGCAGCCGCTTATGCACAGCGCTCAGAACACGGCTTCCACGCTCCAGCAACGCGATGGTCGTACCGACCGGCATCTCCTGATTGGAGTCTGTCATTCCAAGGTCCGCCGACCCAATAAACTTCTCGGCGGCTGTCACGCAAAACCCCAGCAATTGCATGAGGGTTGCGCTCGGCTCCTTGTACGGAAGCGGCATGAGGTTATCCCGAAGCGCCCCACCGGGAGCGTCCACATCTCGCCATTCGCCGGGCTGGATCGGGTTCTCCGCATCCTGAATGCGCATCCCCTTGGCCTTGAAGCCAGCGGGAATGTTCACAAGAGTACCCGCATCAATCAACTGTCGGAGGACCGAAGTCGATGATCTCGCCAAATTGCCCAGCAAGTGCACCAGCCCAAACCCATAGAACCCAAGTCCGGGCATGAACTTGTAGTGTACAAAATACTGGCGCTTGCGCCGCTTCGGATCATTCTCACTAAAGTTGCGGCGGATCGCCAGAATGTCGCCGCTCGATGAGTCGATGGTTACGATATACGGCAACTGGACCCCGGTCGGCTCACCATTCTCGTCCTTGTCCTCGTAGCCGGGGATATCAAGGGAGCAGTGGCACTCATACAGGGTGTACTCCTCAGGATCCCCCGATGGCTCCACGCCCGTGATCTTGTCCGTCTTCTCCTCGATCTGGTCACGCATCGGCTCCGCAGGAGGCGACATGTCCAAATCCCGGTAGAACCCGCTGACCTGTTGCTTGCGAAGGTTGTTCTCCGACACCCTCAACA